TCAAGAAATGATGGACGAAGGTAACTTTGAAAGAGTAGAAAAAAGAATAGACGTGTGGTATGACGGAGTGATGGTTATGGGAAGTAACTTGTTACTTAAGTGGGATATGATGGAAAACATGGTAAGACCAAATTCTGCAAGTCAATATGCTATGCCTAATTATGTAGCTTGCGCTCCAAGAATGTATAAAGGAATATTAGATTCATTAGTAAAAAGAATGATTCCCTTTGCTGATTTAATTCAGATGACTCATTTAAAATTACAACAGGTAGTTTCTAAAGTAGTTCCTGATGGTGTATTTATAGATGCTGATGGGTTAAGTGAAGTAGATTTGGGAACTGGAAATGCCTATGATCCTTCTGATGCTCTTCGTCTTTATTTCCAAACTGGTAGTGTAGTGGGAAGAAGTTACACTCAAGATGGAGAATATAATAATGCAAAGGTTCCTATTACTCAATTAACATCTAATAGTGGAGGAAGTAAAATGCAAATGCTTATAGGTAATTATAATCATTACTTAGGAATGATAAGACAGGTGACAGGTTTAAATGAAGCCAGAGATGCTTCTACTCCTGACCCTAACTCTTTAGTAGGGGTTCAAAAGTTAGCTGCATTAAATTCTAACGTAGCTACAAGACATATTTTAAATTCGAGTCTTTATATAACCAGAACATTAGCGGAGTGTTTATCTATTAGAACGGCAGATGTTTTGGAATATTCTGACTTTAAGGATGAGTTTGCTATGCAAATAGGAAAATATAACTTAGGCATAATAGATGAGATAAGAAATTTATATATCTATGACTTTGGTGTATTTATAGAAATGAGTCCAGACGAAGAAGAAAAAGCTCAATTAGAAGCTAATATACAGGCAGCTTTAAAAATGGGAGGAATTGATTTAGAAGATGCGATTGATATTAGAACTATTAGCAATTTAAAAATGGCTAATCAATTATTAAAAGTAAAAAGAAAACAAACGGCTGCTGAGAAAAAAGAACAAGAGATGCAAAAGCAAGCAATGCAAGGACAACAACAAATGCAATTGCAACAACAAGCGGCTCAAGCTAAGATGCAACAAACTCAAACAGAGATACAGGCTAAGATTCAACTTAAACAAGCGGAGATTGCTTTTGAGATAGAAAAGCAAACTAACGAAGCTGATTTAAAAAGAAGATTAATGGATGTAGAGTTTAACTATAATATGCAATTAAGAGGAATGGAGCAGTCCGAAATAAATGCTCGAGAAATTCAGAAAGAAGATGCGAAAGCAGAGCGTATTAGTCAAGGGAATACTCAGCAATCCAAAATGATTACTCAGAGAAAAACAGGAGGACCTCCTATTAACTTTGAGTCTAATGAAGATAGTTTAGATGGTTTTGACTTAGCTGAATTTAATCCAAGATAAGCCTTAAAAATATAATTAAATAAATATTAACTTTGCATAAATTAAATTAAATAAAAATGGAAGAAAATCAAGAACCAAAAATTATAGTAAAAGAAGTTACGGGAGAAGAAAAATCGCGAGCTGAAGTAGAAGAGACATTACTTAAAAAACATGAAGAAAAAATCGGCTCTACAGAAAGTGACACTGAAGTGGAGCGAGTGGATACAAGCGCTGAGAGTACCACCTCCGAGAGTAAGCAAGAAGAAGTACAACAGAAAGATGAAACACAAAAAGAATCATCAGATTTAACTGATGAAACCGTTCTTTCATATATTAAAGAAAGATATGATAAAGACATATCTTCCGTAGATGATTTATTTGCTCAACGTGAGTTAAATGAAGATTTGCCTGAAGATGTTTCTGCATATTTTAAGTACAAAAAAGAAACTGGACGTGGCATTGAAGATTTTGTTAAGTTACAACAAAACTATGATGACATGGATAGCGATAAATTGTTATCTCAATATTATTCTCATACTGAAGAAGGTTTAGATAGTGAGGATATTAAAGACTTAATGGTAGATAAGTTTGGTTATGATGCTGATTTAGATGAGCCAAAAGAAATTAAGAAAATTGAGAGAGCAAAAAAACGAGAACTTGTTAAAGCTAAAAAGTTTTTCAATGAACAAAAAGATAAATATAAAACTCCTCTTGAGTCAAGTGGGAGTGGATTATCTGACGAGGACAAAGAAAAATTTAATAGTTATAAAAGTTATATAGAGGAATCAAAAACTGCTCAAGAAGCACAGAAGAGAAGGTATGATTATTTCTTATCAAAGACTGATGAAGTCTTTAACGATGAATTCAAAGGTTTTGAGTTCAATGTCGGAGAGAAAAAATTTACGTTTAAACCTGGAGATAGTAAAGAGCTAAAAGGAAAACAATCTGATGTTAAGAATTTCGTGGGTAAATACATGGATGAAAAAACAGGAATGATTAGTGATCCAGCTGGATACCATCGAGCAATGTCAGTAGCTATGAATATTGATAAGTTTGCTGAGTTTTTCTACAATCAAGGAGTAACCGCGACTGTAGACGAAGTTAGTAAGAAGTCCAAGAATATTAATATGGACATGCGTAAAGCGCCTGTTTCATTAAATAAAAATGGATTACAAATCAAAGCTGTTGGCGATACAAGTAGTGGTAGAGGACTCAAGATTAGAAGTATTAAACAAAGTTAAATAATTAAAAAAATTAAAAAATTATGGCAGTATTACCAAGTCCAGGGTTTGACCTTCAGCCAAGTGCGGAAAGAATTGCCCTGCCAACAAACTATATTACCAATTTTGATTTCTTAAATCAGTATCTTCCAGATACATATGAAAAAGAATTTGAAAGATATGGTAATAGAACAGTAGCTTCATTCTTAAGAATGGTAGGTGCTGAAATGCCTTCTAACTCAGACATGATAAAATGGGCTGAACAAGGAAGGTTACATACTAAATACACTAATGTAACATTAGCAGCAACAGGTGCTACTACAGGTACATTAACAGTAAACGACACATTAAATCCAGTAGGATCTAACATCGCTGTTAGAATTGGACAGACTATTTTTATATCTGACAACACTGCAGGGTCTACGTTACATAACAAAGCAGTGGTAACAGGTGTTACTCAGAATACTATTACTGTAGCATTCTACGAAGCTTTATCTGTAGTTCCAGCAACTCCAACAACATTAACTGTAATGATTTACGGTTCGGAATTCGCTAAAGGAACTACAGGAATGCAAGATTCATTAGAGTCTAACGATGTGTTCTTTGACAACAAACCAATTATCATTAAGGATACTTACGAGGTAAGTGGTTCTGACATGGCTCAAATTGGATGGGTTGAAATATCTACTGAAAATGGTGGATCTGGATACTTATGGTACATGAAGTCTGAGCACGAAACAAGATTACGTTTTGAAGACTACTTAGAAACAGCAATGATTGAAGCAGTTCCAGCAGCTCCTAACTCAGGTGCAGAAGCGGCTTTATCTTCTTCAGCTGCTGCGGTAGGTACAATCAACGCAGGTTCTGAGGGAGTATTCTATGTAGTAGAAACAAGAGGAAATGTATGGGGAGGTGGTAACCCAACTACTCTTGCTGGTTTCGATACAGTAATCCAAAGATTAGACAAGCAAGGTGCTATTGAGGAAAATGTTATTTTCTGTAACAGACAATTCTCATTTGATATTGACGATATGTTAGCTGCTCAAAACTCTTACGGAGCGGGTGGTACATCATATGGTTTATTTGATAATGATGAAGAGATGGCACTTAACTTAGGATTCACAGGATTCCGTAGAGGTTATGACTTCTACAAGTCTGACTGGAAATATCTTAACGATGCTACAATGAGAGGTGATATAGTAGGTGGAAATGTTAACGGACTTTTAGTTCCTGCAGGATCTACTTCAGTATATGACCAAATCTTAGGTAAAAACGCTAAGCGTCCATTCTTACACGTTCGATACAGAGCGTCTGAGACTGAAGACAGACGTTACAAAACTTGGATCACTGGTTCTGCTGGTGGAGCAAGAACATCTGACTTAGATGCAATGCAAGTTAACTTCTTGAGTGAAAGAGCTTGTTGTACTTTAGGTGCAAACAACTTCTTTATCTTCCAAGACTAACAATTAGTAATTAGGGGGAGGATTAATCTCCTCCCCTTTTTTTTAACTTTAATTAAATTATAATAAAATGAAAAAACCAGCAAAATTTACAGCTAAAAGCTATAAACTAAAAAACAACAAAACTCCTTTAGCATACATGCTATCTTCTCATCACTCTAAAAGATCTAATCTTTTACACTTTGATGATGAGACAGGAGAAAACAGAGCCTTGCGTTACGCAAGAAATCAGAAATCACCTTTTGAAGACGAGCAAGATGGGAATGTAATAATGGAACCTATTATGTTTGAAGATGGGTTATTGCATGTTACTAAAGAAAACCAAGTGCTTCAACATTTTCTTTCTTTACATCCGGGTAACGGAATGATTTTTGAAGAAATAAATGAAGCAAAAGATGCAGCTCAAGAGTTAGAAGTAGAAACTATGGTATTAGATGCTCAGTTATTAGCACGTGATTTATCAATAGAAAAGTTAAGTACTATCGGTAGAGTGTTGTTAGGAGCAGATGTAGACAATATGAGTACTGCAGAATTAAAAAGAGATATATTAGTATTTGCCAGAAATAATCCTATGGAGTTTATAGATTTATTAAACGACCCTACTTTACAGGTTCAAGAAGATGTAGTTCTTTTCTTCCAAAACGGATTGCTTCAATTAAGAAATCAGCAAAGAGATGTGTATTTTAATTTAATGAATAATAAGAAGAAATTTTTAACAGTACCATTTGGAGAAGACCCTATGGATATTGTAGCTTCTTATTGTCAAACTGATGATGGTGTTGAAACCTATAAACTTTTAAAAAGAAAGTTATCAGGAGATCTTCCTAAGATTGAAATAGCTAACGAAATGAAAGAGGTGGAAATAGAAAAACCTAAAAAGAAAAAGAAAGCTACTAAAGCTTAATGATAAAGACACCCTTACACAGGGTGTTTTTTTTTATGTATCTTTGCACTTTATTAACTCATAAACTATTATTATTATGGAAAAATTTTTAAGCATCCCTGTTACTAACGAGGGAGACCAATTAGTTCCTTTAGTGGGATTAAAACTTATTGAAGTAGGAGGTACTCCAGCTACGGAGACTACTATGACGTATGGTAACGGAAAAGTAATTACTTTTACTCACGCAACTGTAGGAGCTCCTACAGCAACAAACTCAGGAACACAGTTTAGAAAAATATTACAAGACGCGGCTGCTTTAGCGTTA